CGTAAAAATCGACCCGCACGGGCTGGCGAAGCGCCTTGACAATAGCCAGAAGCTGGAATTCATCAAGGCAATCGATGAAGTCGCAGCGGACTACGACTTCACGTTGGCCGTGCTGCGCGATCTTTCGGCGGCCATGGAGAACGAAGACCCGGAGCATGCGGGAAAGTTCAAGGCCATCGCTGAAATTCTCGATCAAATCTAGCCGGAGCACACGCATGCTGAATCGACCCTCCCCCCGCCTCGCAATCCTCCGCGCCGAGCTTGCGCGCGAGTCCGTCGCGCTGAGGTGCGAACGGATCATGTACGCCAGCAGCGCGCATCACCCGCGCGTGAATCGCGCCCCGCCTCCCGTTGCCGCGGATATGCCACTGCCGCCGAGCTACGACGAAGACTTGGCAGAGTGGCTTGAATGTCTCAAAGGCAAAAGCAACTCCGAAATTGCCGCTTTTGAAGATTGGCTTCTCAGGGTGCGGCCATCTGGCTGCGTTGAGCAGGTAGAAAATGCCTGGCTGGAAAGCTCTGATTACGACGAATGGTTTTCGGCGCACCTGGGAGCGAGTGGCCCGAAACGCTGCGCGAAAGCTGCCAGCAATACGCCGCAGCCTGCTGTATCTGCATGGCGCTCAGTTGCAGGATGTGCGGCATCATGAAGTACCAGCGCGCACTGATGATTGCTCTTGCGGCCTTGGCTGGGTGCGATAGTTCCGTGCAAGATGCGGCGAATTCGTTCGCCTCAATCAGGCTGGCATGCAAGAGTGAATCGATGATCGTCAACCGAACGGAAGACGGCGGCAAGATCACTCTGACGATTACCTGTGTGAGGGATGCAAAATGAGCGCCGAAGGAATGCCGCCGCTGCCGCTGCCGGAACAAGATGGCTGGGGCGTCGATATTGGCGGCACGCTTGTACTGTTCTGCAACAACGCAGAAAAGCGAGCCGGGATGAGTCAGGGTGCAGAAGTGCCAGTGTTCGCTGATGCGAAGATGCACGCCTACGGCCGGCTCGTGGCGCAGGAGTGCGCGCGTATCGCCAAGAGCGCCGGGCGTCCTGTCGGCGCCAGCGATGGCGACACGTACATCCCTGGTACGTCGGCAGACGCTGCTGACGCCATCTGCAAGCGGTTCAACCTGGAGCCGTCATGATCGAGACAACGAACACCGCATTTCCGGTATGCCCGCACTGCGGATGCGTGCACAGGGATGCAGCCGAGTGGGGTTTCGACGCAGACCAGCCGGCAGAGCCGACCGAGTGCGACGCGTGCGGGAAGAAGTTCCTGCTTGAGGTGCACATGCAGATAACCTACAGCACCTCGGAGCCGAAGCCATGATCACCCGTGACCCGATGGCGGACCGCATCCCTCCCGGCTACGTCGGGCCGGCCTACGCCAACGGTCGCGACGTGCTTGTGACCAAGGCAGGCCTCTGCATCGGACTACTGCACGAGCCTCCGAAGCCGCCGCCGACCAGCGCCGAAGAGTTCACGATGGGCGTATTGCTTCACCGCAGGCCGCTGGCGTGGGACCAGCTTTTTGTGACAGCACTTTGCACGCAGGAGAGAAGAAAATGAAGCTCTACATAGCCGGCCCGGTCACCGGCATCCAAGATGACAACGCGCCAGCGTTCGCCACTGCGGCGCATTTGCTGCGCGCAGCCGGGTACGAGGTGGTTTCTCCGCTGGAAGTGTGCCCAGAGAAGGGCCTGCCTTGGTCCGAGTACATGAAGCGGGACATCGCCGCGCTTGTCACTTGTGACGGCGTGGCACTGCTTGAGGGCCATCAAAACAGCAAGGGCGCCACGCTTGAGAGTCACATCGCGGACAAGCTGGACATGCCGACTGATTCGGTGCACGTGTGGCTTTGGAGAGCGAATAAATGAGGCGCGGCAGCATTCTGGCCGCCCTGGCAGGCTTCGTGCTGGCGACCATTTTCTATGGACTGCGCGACATCTTGCGCGCGCCATGGGGGCGGAAATGAGGCGCACGATGAAAGCTGCAATGTGGCTCTGGGTCGTCGTCGTGAGCACTCTGTGCGTAGGATCGATTGTGATTCACCGGATGGCGCAATGGTAGTAAAGACTCTTTGCCATGCCACCACACCGAAGGATGCGTGATGAACCAAGCCGACCACCGAGATATGGACCGGGAAGACGCCTTGCGAGAACTTGGCTTTCAGCGCCAGGCTCTGCGCGCAGTGGCTGCACGCGCGCTGCTGCACGATGCGCCGGGAGATCCTGATCGGCTGGATGAGTGCGAATGCTTGGCTTGCAATGAGTGGATGAGCGATGACGATTGAGACTCCAGAGCAGTGGAACGAATCGATACGCCGAGGGCGGGAAATCATTGCGCGCGAGGTAGCCAAGGCGATCGAGGCCGCCGCATGGTACGCCTACAGCAAGGCATGGCCCGAGGCGATGGCTGGGCAGTCTCGTGCGCAGCGCCCGCGCGATGCTGGCTACACGCCAAGGCCGCGCATTACTGGGGCTGGTGGGCTGCCGCTGGTGGACGAGTGCGACGATTGCGAATGCCCAGCCGTCGAGTACGTGCCGAATGGCCCGTTGGAATTCGGGGATGAGTCATGAGCATCACTTCCGCACTCACAGCCCAGCGCCACAGCGACCGCGCGATAGCTGCCGAGTACGCCGCGGAGTACGCCCGCGGCCACGAGCAAGCAGCGCTCTGGATCTGGTGGGCGCTGATGTGTGGCCGGGCGCCAGACATGGTTCCGTACGCATGGCGGCCTGGAGTCGATGCAGTCTGGGTGCGTGACACCGATCTGTGCGACAAGGGACAGAACAAGCTCGCGGCAGACCCTGAGCCAATCTCTTGGAAATGGATCACGCGCGAGAATGCGCAACAGCAGATCCAGCGCGATGCGGATAGGGCGAACGAGGCAGCGCAGTTTGAGGCTCGTCAACGCGGATGGTATCCAGCGCCCAGAGGCGACGACGAATGAAGCAGCGAGCCAGGGCGCGCATAATAAAGCGCGTTCAGTCGCAGTTTGAAACAACTGTGTACAGATTCGACTCAAAATCCTGCCTATTCCTAGGAGGAATAGGCAGATCGCACTCTAGGCGATCATCTCACGATATTATCGTGTGGTTCGGTGTTGCCCCTAGACCGCGGCCTACGATTGCGGCATAATCACCTTGTGCAGATAGCTGCGGTTGTGATTGGACCGCAGCTAGCACTACGCGACAATGAGCCGATGCAAAACGGTCGCACCAGCCTACAAGGCAAGGGCCAAGACCCTGATAATGGCACTCGGCGGTTCGACTTGAGCGGACCAAATCCTAGGCCCACTTCGGTGGGCCTAGTTGTTTCTGGGCCACGCCTGAATGATCGCCAGGCCCTGGGCATCGCATGTGCCAAGCGCTTCCTCCGCGCGCAGCAGGCGCTCTTCTGCTCCCCCAACTGTCAACTCGCTGGGCGGAGCCTCAAAACTGCACTGCACCCAAAGGGGTGGCGGGATCGACACCGGCGGCATCACGGAGCTTGCGCAGCCGGTCAGCCAGACCAGGGATGAGCACGTCGCGCACATCAGTGTCACGCGGGCATTGGAGCGGCTCGGCGGGGACATGGATCACCTCACGTAGGACTTTGGCAGATCTGCCGGCCAGTGCTTGATACTGAGCCTCGGCAATTGAGCGGCTCACGAAATTGCGGGCGATGTACTCCGATTGGGCGCGGGCCTGTTGCAGCTTTTCGGCATCCCAGTCTGCCTGCACAGACTTGCGCCCTAGGATCGCGCCACCCATAAACAGCGACACGCCGATGACGCCTGCCGAAACCTGGGTTGGCGTCATGTCAAAACTCTGCCAGATTCTGCTTCAGCGCGTAGCCCATCAGCGGCCACACCTTGTTGATGGCGTTGGCCCGCGCGATCTTGCGACCCAATTCTGCATCGAAGTTCTCCGGGCTGGCGCATGCGCTCTCGCCAGTAACCGTGAAGCCGTTGCGAAGCACCAGCACGCAGAATGTCAGCAATGACAATGGAGCACCAGTCATCGGCGGCCCGGGGTGGTAAACGTCTTTCGCGCCGACACTCGCGGCCTCGCCAGCGGTAAAGTAGTGTTCGCTGGAGATGTTCGCCTCTATGTCGGCCGGCGTGATGCGCGGCGCCGTCAGGCCCTTGGCCTTGATCTCTGCCTCGATTCCGTCATCGTCGGAGCGTGGGGATTGAATGTTGTGCATATTGATCCTGAGCTTGTGGAGCGCCGAGTATCGCTCAGGAATCGATCCCGCGCAGCACCCAGTCTTCGGCCTGTGTGTAGTGCCACTCCCATGTGCCCGGCTTTGGCTTGCCTGGGCGCCAGGTGCGCATGTACAGGTCCCATCCGCCCTTGGCATCGCTTGGCAGCTTGTAAGGGTCCGTCCACAACAGCAGCCGGCCGAAGGCCATCGCGAGGACGTCATCAGTCTCCAGAGCCTCCCATACCTTCTGCATGGTCGGCGCGACCTTCCTGGCGGCGCACACCCGGGCCGCCAGGTCTATGGTGCTTGGGTGGGTGAGCACGCCACGCACACCGCCACCTCGCTCGAATTGAAGCAGTCCTCGCGCGGGGCCGCCGCCCATCTGTACGCGGTGAGTAAGGCCGGATTCTTGCAGCCCCGTCGCGAGCAGTTGAATGCGCGCCCGCGGCGTGTCCATGCCAACGGGCAGCAACTTCAGCGCCGGCCCGATGGCCGACTCGTCGATTTCACGTAGCATCAGCCACCCCGCAGGTCGTCCACCCATGCCGTAGCGTTCGGCACATCAGACCACGCGCTTGCGCCGGCCTGCCACATGCGATCCAGGCCCACGGGCGCAGTCTGCCTGACCACCTCGGCCGCGTGCTGGCGCGTCATCATCGGACCGAGCGATGCGCGCTGTTGCACCGCGTAATTTGCGGCTTCCGTTTCATCGGCGAACATGGCGTATGAGCCGTCGCGATGAATCACAGTCCGCATCACGTCAGCGCATTTCTCGGTTGCCATGAGATTGCCTTTTTGCATGTTGAGTGGCATGCATCATACGGATTGCATGGGCCGACGCAACAAGCAGCAGGACTAGCTGGCCGACATTGGCGACCAAGTACACCGCATCAACAATGCACCATGCGGATATGAGGGCCACAGCCAGCAACAGCAGCGACTCCGGACCGAATGTCTCTCGCCACGTGCGGACCGTCAGAGCCGCAGCCAAGGCGGCAGATCCGGTGACCGCGCCCAGCACCCCAACTGCGGCGGACAGCATTACCTCGATACTCAATTCTTCTCTCCCATGGTGCCTGCGCGCCGCTTCAACAAGCCCGCGAGCACGGGCAAAATCCAGAATCCACCCAGCGACAGGGCGCCGGCAATCGCCCACTCAGGCACCCGCCCGAGCGGGCGCATCCATTCGTAGGCCGGGATCAGCGCCGAGATGAACGATGTCCCAAGGATCGCGAAACCCATGTATGCCAGCACCAACCCAATCGAAGCGCCCGCCCAGCGCCACGAAAGCTCGGCCCCGTCTGCGTGGCTCACCCAAACGCCGATGATTGCACCCGCGGCCGCGCACAGGAGCACGCCATGCGGAGGCAGTCCAGCGGCTGATGCCCCGGCTGTGGCCGCCGATGCCGCTGCTGCGGCTGCCGTCACGTCAGACATTACTGCGCCTTCCTGGCCATCCAGACCATCCACGCGAGCCACGCCACCACGGCGAGCCCGACACCGTACCATTGTCCGCCACACAGGCCATGCCCAGGTGGCGCGCGGAACACCGGGTCATAGAGGCGCGCGCAGCCGCACGTGACCACGAGCGTTTGCTCGGCCAGGCCGGCCAGCCCGACAAGCTGCACGGCATGCAGAAGTGCCGCGGGCCACCAATGGCGCGACGCAATGATGGCTCGCGGCGCCAACCAGAAGAACCCGGCCCCCACTGCGCCCTGGAATATGTAGAACACTCGGCCGGCGTCAACTCCCAGAAACTGCGCCATTGCCTCATAGCCGTAGTGCGATACAGCCAGGGTCAGCAGCAGGGCCTCAATCACTTCGGCGTGCCCGGCCCGCCGCCGCCCATCACTGATATGACGGCATCCAGCCTGTCGCGCACCTTGCACTGCGGGATGTATGCGCGCACTCGGCGGACGATGTGGAGTGCGGAGCAGTAGGCTGCGGCGGTAAGAAGGATCGTGGTCAGCATGATATGTCCTAATTAGGCGTAAGGCGACTGAGCAGAAACTTGATTCCAGTTAGTGCCGTCATATTCAAACTCAATTGAACTGCGCTTGTTGGCGGTGTTGCCGGTATTGGACCACGCATGCTTGAACACAGCATTCCAAGACATCGTATGTGCTCCGACTCCGCTTTGGATAATTGTAAAGGTGATTCGCTGCCCAATGCTCGGGTTCGTCGGCGCGGCCATTGTGTCGTTATCGAATATCGTGACAGTGAAATGCGTACCCTGTGCGGCGTTGCATGTGATGGTAAGTGCGTGGGTAAGCGTAATACGCGCAGGATCGCGACGAAGCAAGCGCGACCCAGCGCCCACAGAGAACAGCAGGGCCGCCGACTCGCCAAGCACCACGCGAGACGTATTGGCTGTGCTGATGTCGTTGACCCAGTTGATGTTGCTATACATCTTGTCGATGGCCAACTGTGACGCGCCAATAACCTTTATGCCGTCGCCTGTCGCCCCAGGGCTTACTGTGACGCGGCAGTTATTGGCGCTTCCGAATACACCATCGAATATCATTCCGTTCACGACGCGCGTATGAAACGCCTCGAGATATACCCCATTAACATGAATGTTTATCCCATTCTTGAACCGCACCTCGGCAATCCCGTAGTTGCCTTCCCACGTGCCCCCGTGGAAATTCCACGAATCGACGGCGTTGGTCGAAATGTCCATGCCGCCACCGACTGCGCTACCAGCGAAGCCGTTGTCCTCAAGCCACAGCCCATACCAGTTGAATGCAAGCAATTCCAGTGCGCCAAGCGCCGGGTCAATGTATATACCGGTTCGCCGCGATGCTGTATTTGTGCCACATCCGTAGATGTATACCGAATACCAGTCCATCATCCAGCATGGCCCGGAGAAATACAGGCCCGTCCCCGGGAACAGCTCGATCCGCACTCCGCGCAATGCTTCATGACTGCGTTGGTTGTAGCCAAGTTTCAGCGCATACGCGGATGTGCCTGTGCAGTTGCTGCCGTTCAGTGTCATGCCGCTGATTGACAACTGCTTGCGAGCAGAGTTTGTCCCTGCTGCGTCAATACAAGCCCCCGAGCTTGCATAAAAGTCGAGGATCGACACATTGATTCCGGCGCCGCGCCACGGTGCGCCACGATAGACAAGGTTTGTCGCCCTCCACCGGCCCGGAGGGAAATACACGAAGCCCTCGGCTTGAATGGTGTTGCCGTACAAAATGATCGTGCCGGAACACGCCACCAGATCGGCAGCTTCAATTGCTGCGGTATTGTCAACTCCGATCACGGCTCCATACCTCCGAATATCCCCCGGCGCATAGGCGTAGTTCGTAGGCGTGACACTTGCCGCAATCTCACGCGCCGTGCGTCCAAAGCACGTATACAGCAGCCCACCAACGGTGTCGTCAGCGCCGCTGCTGTAGGCAAGTGCGCCATTGAACGCCACCATCGCAGGACCATTGCTCGCGCTGGTGGGGTCGGCGAGGGCGGTGGCGAGGGCCGCGGCGGTTCCATCTGTGGGGGCGAAGAGTGTCCTCTCTCCGGCCCCATTGAAGCCAATCAGCGTGTTAGCCCGGTCGGCCGGAGCCGGCAGTTCGTCCTCCCGCTCTGGGTACGGAAGTCGGATCGCCCCACCGATCTTCGCGACAACCCACTGCAACACCTGCCATACGCGGTTGAAGTCGCGGTCTAGCGTTTCCTCGCGCAAGTCCCCGTTGTATTGGTAGTCGGTGTCGCGGGCCAAGGCCACCACGCGCGATAGCAGCACGGCAGCCCCATTGGCGGGCGCGGAAGCGAAGGTGACGTTTCCGCCGGACTGTACGCCCACACCGCTGAGCGTGAAGTCGGAGGCTGGCACCTCCACGCCGTCGATGGTGACAATCAGGTCACCAGCATCCAGCAACTGGAATTCGTACGGATAGACCGGCGCAACGCCGTTGCCCGTGTATTCGTTGTAAGGGGTTTGCTCAATGATGGATGCCATGGGGAACGTCTTTCGCTCTAGTCTTCAAGAACAGCCTCAAAAACACCCGTCGTCGGGCGCCAGTCTTCATCATGCTGTTGCGTCGCTTGGGCCACATTTTGCCCGATGCGCGCGGGCTGGTCGGTGACTGCACCGGCACCAGCATCCAGGAAGTCGTCCGCCTGGTTCTTTGTGGCCGCATTCCAGTCTTTCATCTGTGACCACAGGTCGCCATCCAGCACTGACACATGAGCCCACAGCATGCGGCTCTGAATCAGCGGCTCAAGCGCCTCCAGCACGCGGAGGTTCTTGTTTTCGGTTGCATCAACATCGACGACCCCGCAGATCAGGCCGCGCTGCTTCAGCGCCTGCTTCAAGAACGCCGGGGCGTAGCCGCCGATGCCGTTGGTCTCGATGGTGACGCGCCTCACCTTGAACTGCTTGATAACATCGCACAACTGCCACACCTGGCCACCAGTGATCTGCCGGCCGTCGTCGCTCGTCTCTGCAATCTCGCCGGTCAGGGCCAGCATGCGGTGCCAGTAGTGCCGGCCTGCGGCGTCTTGTAGGTCAAGACACACGGCCGATGTGTCACTGCGGAGCTTTCCTCCGCTCGGGTCCCACCGCATCGTGTGGCCAACGATCTGGACCGCGCCAAGCCACATCGTGAGCACCTTGTTCGCCATCACGAAGCGCGGCTCTACGTCGTATGGCTGGATGTGCTCCGGGTCAAGGCGCACCTCGTGGACCGGCTTGCTGTGGAGCTGGTACTGGCTATCCCAGTAGTTGGCCGTGCGCGTCCTGCGGCGCCGATCTGCCAAATCAGCGCGCGTGAACCTCTCCGGCCACTCGCACCCTGCGTAGCAGTCAATCAGCCCGCCAGGCGCCTTTGTGAAACACAGCCGCCCGCCATCGACGCGGTAATCCGCCCCCTCTTCAAGAAGGCTTGAGCCCTTCCCAATCCCGCGGAAAACGTATTCTGGGCGGAAAGGAACGGTGTACTCAATTCTCGTGGCGTCTTCGATGCGGTGCTCATGCCTGAACAGAGGTATCGTCAGGCAGTCAGCGCCAAGTGCCGCAATGTCGTCATACAGACTATCGTGCGTGTGCGGCGTGCCGACATACAATTGCCTCGCGCCAGGCACCATGATGAACACCTGTTCACCAAGTCGATACCTGAGCTTTTCTCTTGCCTCCGTCGTCTGGATATTTCGCGGCACCTCCACATCGTCGTTTTGCGCCTCGTCACAACGCGCACTTGTGACGTTGGACATGATGCCCTTTGCGTACATGCTGGCATTCCGCACGTCCGCTGCACCATCGACCCACCATTGCTCAACGGGGCCGGCTTTGTCAGACAACATGCCGCGCGTAAGCGGGTGCCGGCGTAAAACATTCTGAGTGTCGCGGCTGGTCTTGTAGGCCGTCGGATCGTCAGACCCCTGGTGCAGTATTCGATACTGCTTGTCGCAGTAGTAGCGCCATGCGTTGTAAACCGCCAGAATTGTTGATTTTGCGAAACCGCGGAAGCAGCGCATCACCGCTAGATTGCCGCGGTTCTCCAGCCAATGCACAGCCCGCCAGTGCACATCCGGCACTGTCCATCGCCGATCCTGCGCCCAGATGTAGAAGAACTCCGGGAACGACGCCTTCTCAGGCTCGCGGCTTGGCACCTGCACGGGCACGCTCCATGATCTCGTGCAAGTCCGCTCGCGCCTGCTTCACCAGCCTGTCGGCGGCGCGGTGCTCATTCTCTTCCTCTTCCAGTGGGTCGGTCTTCGGACGCTCAAGCAGGATCTTGAATTGCTCAATCTTGACGGCAACCCCCAGGCTTTTGGACGCCATTCCGGTCAAGAAGCCGCGATCACCGCGATCCTCCTTCGTTGCCAGGCCCAGCGTAGCCGCCGCGTTCATCTCTTCAATGGCGTGGTCTACCGCCATCTCTTGAATGTTTTGCAACTCCTGCTTGCGCTTCTCGTCCATCACTTACCTCGCTGCGTTCTCTACTGCCATACCAATATCTGGCGCACGATCTGGCAATACTTCACCAGGCCTCCACCAATACTCGTTGCCCCAATCTCTCTTGGTCCGACTCTTCATTCTACTCAAATAACCCGGGCTCATGTTTTCCTGAAATGCATGCGTCACGCCATGCTCGAAAAATGGCTTAACCCACCACAGGCCAACGCCAGGGGTCAAGCCGGTCATTGTCCGAGCAATCTCGGCGGCGGCATCAGAGTCCTTTCCGGCCGCCTCTTGCCACACGTTTTCTATCACGTCCTTCGCGACCACTTCGGCAAATGTTCCGACTGTCGGGCCGGCCATGTTCTTTACCAGCATTGTGCCGGCGTCAAGGTATCCATTATGGGGGTCTATTAGGAACAGGTCCCCCATGATGCCGAGCCCGCCGCCCTGCGCAAAAGCCTTTGTCCAGAAGCGGCCGGCGTGGTCGCCCGTCATGTCGATGGGATCTTTGCCTTGCAGCGTCTGTTTCGTCTGCGTCACGATTGCGCCCAGGGCGGTAAGCGAGGTCATCAGCGCAAAGCCGTACATCGCACGATTCGCCAGCATGGGAGCGCCGTCCAGTCCGCGCGAGTCGGTCAGCATGCGCGCCCAGTGCCGGCTGATCAGTGCAATCGGAAAGCTCTTGAACTGCGTGACCGTGCGCGCGAACTCGCCGCCAGGCGTGCCGGCCTGCTGGCCGCCCATCGTGGTGAGCGCGCGCGTGCGCAGGTCGGGATTGACCACGGCGAACTCGCCTTCGTCCATGATCCATGCGCCCAGCTTGTCGGCCACGTCCTGATTCTTCACGGATGCAGGCGTCAGGTATTCCCCGCCCTTGTACTTTGCCGGCGTCGTCTGCCGCAGCACGGCCCATTCAGGCGCACCGATCCCGGCCCGCTCCAGCCGCGCACGGTCGAACTGCGACACGTCAGCCCATGGCTTCTTTGCAAGCTCGGCCAGCTTGCTTGCCATGGCCATGTTGAAGCCCTGCCGCATGCTATCCGTCCAGCGGTTCATCAACGACAGCTTCATGGTAGCGTTCGCCAGCTTTCCGCTCCAGTTCTGCCCGAGGAAGTCGCCGCTCCACCGGTCGATGCCCTGCGCCAGGCTGTCGGCTACGATGCCTTGCACGTTCATCCACTCGCGCGCCTCCTTGCTGCCAACCTGTCGGCCCACGTCCTTGAGCACCTCCCAGTAGGACATGCGGTTGTAGCCGGTGGTGATGGCCACCGTTGCAACGTCGGTCATGCTGCTGATCATGGCGCCGCCCAGCTTGCCGAACGTCTGGATGTTGCGCGCCGTGACACCGATGTTTGCCATCCGCTCATTCACTGGCGTGGATGTCTTGCCGCTTATCATGTCCCAATAGGTTCTTGGGTCGATTTCGGCCATGCCGATAGCTTCGTTCAATTCCTTTCCGGAGCCCTGGGCGATCATGTCGAAGCGCAGGCGTGCCGTTGACGCGGGGTCAGGACCGTACCGCTCCACCAGCCCGATATCGCGGCTGATTCCGCCGATGTGGCCGGCCATCGCGTCGAACACGCTGCCGCGTCCATACATGGCGCGGATGCGCAGGTCCGCCTCGCCGTCCTTGAAGTGGATCAACCTGTGATCGCTGCCGCGGTTCGCGCGCTTCCCGGTGCCGTGATACTCACCCGGAACCTGCTTGTTCACGCCGCTGGTGCTCAGCGTGCCCCACGATGACCGCAGGAAGTCCATCACCTCGGCATCGGACATGCGCGAGCCGTCCTCGTTCACCATGCGCGCCCGGTCAATCTCCGGCAGCATGTCAGCCGCCCACTTGTCGGCGCCCGCCTTGCGCACCCGGCTGGCGTCCCAGTTGCGTGGCACGTAGCCATAGTCCAGCCGACCCACATCGCCGCCAGCCGCGTTGAAGCGCGTGCGCAGCTTCTCCACGGTTTCGAGCCATGCCTTCGCGCCGGCCTGGGCCATCTTGTTGCCCGTGTGCCCGTCTGCGCCCTTGTAAATCTCTCGGATGACGTCGCGCGTCATGATCGGGTTTTCGGCGTCGAACACCGCCATCATGAAGCGCCGCCCCATCCCGGCGCCGGTCTTATCTCCAAGGGCCTCGATGGTGTCCATGAGCCCAGAAACCGCGCTGTTGCGGATCTGCCGGATCATGTTGTGCGTGTTCGCCATGTGGCGCTTGGTGGCGTCCGTCAGGCTGGCGCCCTTGGTGGCTGCCCGGATGTTCTTGATCGAGTTGTCAACCTGGGCCTGCTTCACGATCTGCTGGAGCGCGTTGTCCTTCGCGCGCTTCGCATCCGCGGCAATCTGCGCCATCAGGGCGTTGCTGGCCGCCGTCAGCCGTTGGTCTCGGGTCATCGAAGGCCAGTTCGGGTCCCTCTGGGACAATAGCTTGAGCGTCGCCGACATGTCGTCATCGATGCGCTTCAGTTCCGCCTTCGTCAGCGCCCTGCGCCCAGCCGCCGCTGCCGCCGCCTGTACCACCTTGATGCAATTGGGATTCATGACCAGCCTTCTTTACCTGTTGGCGTACTGCGCCTTGTGCATCGCCATTGTCCCGATCTGCGTGGCCGGCTTCAGCCCGCGGGATGCATGGACCGCTCTGCGCCAGCAGAGTAGCGTCGTCGCCGTGCTGACGGGCCTGCCGATGCTGCTCACGGCGCTGTGCATGATCTAGTCGCCGCTCATCAGCGCGCAGGTTGCTGCGGCCTTCACAAAGTCGCCCTGTTGCAGCATCTCGGCCGTTTGTTGGTCGATCAGATCCATGGCATCGCTCAGCTTCATCGGTGCATCGGTGCCGGGAAGCGTCACCATCATGTCGGGGTCGGCCTTGGAGATGTTGTTCACGGCATTGGATAGGCGCACGCTGGCTTGATCTGGCGTATCTGCTGGCGGCACATCGGCCGGC